TCGAGTGACTTTACAATTCACAACACGGCGTTCACAACTGTAACCGTGAACAAGAATTGGCAAACGGCAGTACACACCGACAAGGGTGACTTCGCCGAGGGCTTTGGAAACCTCGTCGTGCTTCGAAAGGGTCGATACACGGGAGGTTACTTTGTCTTGCCCAAGTGGGGTGTCGCGTTTGACATGCAGAATTGTGACCTGCTCCTGACAGACGTTCACCAATGGCACGGCAACACCCCCATACACAAGATCGACGAAGACGCAACGCGCGTCTCGCTGGTCATGTACTACCGTGAGAACATGATACACTGCGGCACAGGAGACGAGGAGGCGCAAATCGCGAAGCGGCGTGAAAAGGGAACGCGGCTAACGTAATGTGTGGTGTCGTCGGGTTTTCGTGCGACGCGCCACAAGCCGCGCACTACGAATTGCTCAAGCGCATTATGCGTGAGAGCAAGATCCGCGGGTTGCACAGCTTCGGGCTTGCGTACGTGGACAACGGCATAAAGGTCAAGAAGGTACACGACCTCGACGAGCTTGACATACCCAAGGCCACGCGCATTATTTTTCACAACCGCTACTCGACAAGCGGGGACTACCTGACTCACGAGAACAACCAACCCCTGTTCAACAAGTCATCGGCGCTGGTATTCAACGGTGTCCTCGACATGCGTACAAAAGACCAAATGGAAGCGGCCTACAACGTCAGTTTATCGTGCGACAACGACGGTGCGCTTCTGCTCGAATTGTGCAATGACGACCCGGAGGAAATGTTGCAGTGGACGGAGGAACGCAACGCCAGTTTTGCTGGCTTGGTTTTAAGCTCGTCTAACGTGCTGACCGCCTTCCGAAACACCAACCGCCCATTGTGGCTTGCAACATACCGAGGAGGGCTTTATTTTGCTTCGACAAGGGATATTTTTATGAGGGCCGAACCATCGTTGGATCCACGAGAACTAAAACCGGACACCCTCTATGCAGATTAGGAAAGCCACAGCCACCGACGCGGACTTCATAAAGAAGATCCACAAGCAACACAAGGCACACATCGGTTCGTTCAACCTTTTTTGGAGTTGGGACCACTACCTTGACGGGACAAACAAAAGCAAGTTCTTCGTCATTGAAGGCGGGGGCTTCATGCGCTACTCGTATTCTAAAATGTACACGGCCTACATCCTGCATGAGATAGGCGTCGACAATGAAACGACACGCAAGGGCGTGGGCCGGGCATTGTTCGATGCGCTCCCCCGTCCGCTAATGCTCAAGTGCAATGTGGACAACGACCGGGGCAATGCATTTTACGAAGCAATGGAAATGACCAAAATGGGAAAGACCGCGACAAAGAAAGGTGTTGAGCAAAACGTATGGTGGATTACCTGACATATCACGTCGAGTCCTCCAGGGCGAAAGACATAGACCCGAGCAACGATGCCCTGCGGTATGTCGCAGACCGCTTCGAGCTTAATGTCGAACAACGGTATTGGCTTGCGTTCCTTTTTGGCACGTGCTACTCCGCAACGAACGTCTACTACATCTACAATGAGTTCCCCGACTACGAAAATGTAGACGTTGGTCGACTTCAAAGGTGGTGGGACACGAACCGCGACCGCACATTGTTTCAAACCGATCGCCTCCGCGTAAAGACGCAAAACAAGTTCGTTGAAACCTTCGTGAGCTACCGCGACCTGCTCAACGGCATGACGCAAGAGGAATACTTTGAGGGGCTAAAGCAACCGACACGACAGAACACCTATGACAATGCTTTTCGTGATTTGTCTGGCATTCGCAACTTCGGGCGCTTCACCATGTTCATTTACCTTGAGATGGTAAACGTGTTGACGGGCTACGATTTGGAGCCAACACACCTTGACCTCGCCAATGCAGAAAGCTGTCGCAACGGCCTAGTGTATCACCTTGGGAAAATGGAGCTTGACACACACGGGAAGAAAACAAGGTTAACAAAGAAGCAACTCGGCTACCTTCAATACCAATTTCAAATGTTGAAGTCACACGTCGGCACGTACGACATTGCACACCGCAACATTTGGAACATTGAAACAACCCTGTGCGCCTACAAGAAGTACCGACGCGGCAAGCGCTACGTCGGCTACTACATAGAACGAATGCGAAAGGAAATTAACAAGATGGAAGGCAACGTGCCAACGGGCGTTGATTGGTCTGTCCTGTGGGACTTCCGACGCGAAACATACGACCCGAAATGGCTCAACGAATAATTGCCATTGGTGGCACGCCCGGAAGCGGGAAGACCACCCTCATGCTCAAGGTTCTCGACAACTTTAAGGGCAAGCTACGCACCTTCAGTTACAAGAACCTTCGCGGAATGCACAGCAAGGAAGACAACCTCTACATCCTCGGGGTCTATGATGGATCGACATTTAGCGGCACGGACAAACTCGCCATGAATGTCTTTCCGCACTTCACGTCGTTTCTGTCAAAGGTGCCCGAAGCCGTAGTGTTGTTTGAAGGCAACCGCCTATTTGTGCCAAAGCTCTTTGACAACCACACATGCGACATTTGCGTAGTGAGCGCCGACAGCAACCTCATTGAGCAACGGTTCGTGGATCGAGGAAGCAACCAGCCGGAACGTTTCTTGAAGGCGGTTAAAACCAAGACAGAGCGTATCATTGCAAAGTACCCTTCGACAATCCTACACAACAACAACGAGGAAGACCTCGAAAGGAACACACAACACATTTTGAGCTTGATTCATGAACAAAACTGAACAGCATAAAAAAGCCCTGATTGATGCCCTGACGAAATCGCTCGGCATTGTAACGACAGCGTGCAAGCAAGTCGGGGTGGGGCGCACAACCTACTACCAATGGTTGCGTGAAGACCCGGAATTCAAGAAAGCCGTAGCAGATGTCAAGGAAGTGGCTTTGGACTTTGCCGAAAGCCAATTGCACAAACAAATCCAAGAGGGCAACACGACGGCTACAATTTTCTATTTGAAGACCCAAGGCAAGGCGCGCGGCTATGTCGAGCGTCAAGAAATCGAAGTGGCTGAGAAGAAGCCGCTGTCATGGTTTGGAAACGAGAACTCAACAACGACATGAGATACACCATCAACACAACCGTCCGCAACATTGCGGAGAACGGCACCGAGGGAGAGCGCACCCTGTACCAAGTAATCGGAACGGACAGGGAAGGCAACGCATCCATTGTCGGCAACTACGACACTGAGGAAGCCGCCAAGGAAGTCGTGAAACAACTCGAAGCCCTCGAAGATGAATGAGGCACTATACCACGCGCTCGGGTTGTGTGGTGAGCATTGGCACCCTAACCTTATCAACGTCTCATTGTTTGGCCTCTTGATTTGGGCGGCATACCGAACAAGCAAGGAAAGGGCTTGAAGCAAGCGGCGACATATTACCACGTCAAAGAGTCGCCAGCCAAGATACAAGTACACCAAGGGGGCACACGTAGTGGCAAGACGTTCTCAATACTTACGGCGCTCATTGAGTTGTGCCACCACAACGAGAATGCAGGAGCCGTCATCACAATCGCGCGCAAGACGTTCCCGGCCATCCGTGCGTCGGTCATGCGCGATTTCTTCACCATCCTCGAAAGGGAAGGCATCTACAACGTAGCCAACCACAACAAGAGCGAAGCCACGTACATCCTGTTCGGCAACCTCGTGGAGTTCATTAGCATTGACCAACCGCAAAAGGTGCGCGGCCGCAAGCGTGACATCTTGTTTGTGAATGAGGCCAACGAGCTCAACCTTGAGGACTGGAGGCAACTTATCCTCCGAACCACGGGGCGCATTCTGATTGACTACAACCCGTCTGACGAGTTCCATTGGATTTACGACGAGGTCATCCCACGCGACGACGCGGACTTCTACCAAACGACGTACCTCGACAACCCTCACCTCCCGGATGCGGTCATTGGGGAGATTGAACGCCTACAACAGGCGGACCCGGACTATTGGAAGGTGTACGGCTTGGGCGAGCGTGGGGTCAGCCGATCGACTATCCTCACGCATTGGAAGGAATACGACCAAATCCCGACCGACTACAAGTTGCTGAACATCGGCCTTGACTTCGGCTACACAAACGATCCTACGGCCATTGTGAAGGTCTACACCGACGGCCACGGATTCATCTTGGACGAAGTGTGTTATGCCACGGGCCTAACTAATTCAGCCATCTCTCAAACGCTACGCGACGCCGAGGTTGGGCGGGGCATGATGATTGTAGCGGACAGCGCCGAGCCAAAAAGTATTGATGAGATCCACGGCCACGGCTTCAACGTCCACCCGGCAAGGAAGGGTCGGGACTCAGTGCGGGCAGGGTTGGACTTCCTGCGGTCGCGTCCTTTAGGCGTCACATCACGAAGTGTCAACGGCATCAAAGAACTTCGGAACTACAAATGGAAGGAAGACAAGAACGGGCGCCAACTAAACGAACCGGTCGACGCTTTCAACCACTTCATCGACGCAAGCCGGTACGCGATAACGCACACGCAGACCAACCCCAACTTTGGAAGGTACGCCCTCGGGTAACGGTTTGTACCTTAGGCGCGTAAGCAAACGACAAAACCGCGTCTTATGAGTGTGAAGCTGTCCCTCCCCGCAACATTTGCCGACCTCACCTTGCGCCACCTTCAGGTGCTTGAGACGTCCGACGACCCCATGACGTGTGTGGGCGCCGTTACGGGCACCGATTGGGACGAGCTGAGGGATATGCCCCGCGCTTTGATTCAAGAGGCATACAACCACCTCCAAACGCTTCGCAAGGCCGAAACCCAACGCCACCTCGAAACGTTCGAGCTAAACGGCACGCGCTACGGCTTCGTTCCCAACTGGGACGAGTTCACGGCCGGGGAGTGGATCGACGCCGAGCAACTGTGCGGGGACTTTTGGAAGAACGCCCACAAGGTCATGGCTTTGCTCTTTCGTCCTGTCACAAGGGAGTGGGGCAACCGTTACGAGATAGAGCCCTACAGCGCCAAGGAAGACGCCGAGGCGTTCCTCGATATGCCAGCGGACCAAGTGGCGGGTGCCCTGCTTTTTTTTTCGACTACCAAAAACGAACTTCTGAGCACTTTGCAGTCCTCTTTGATTCAAGCGACGATGACGGTGGCGACGACTTCGGGGAGAAGTGGGGGTGGTATCCTGTCCTCCATTCTCTCGCGGGTGAGGACGTTCTTCGCATTGAAGCCGTCACCAAGCTCACCGTCGGCCATGTATTCACGCACCTCGCATTCTTGAAGGATCTCGAGTTCAAACGTAAACAGGCGACAGCATGATAACCTACACCAACATCGTGAACCGTTTCGAGGCATTCGTCGCGGCCAACCCGTTTGTGCAGACGTTTAGTTTTGGCTCGCCCTCCGACGTCGACTTGGACAAGTTGGAGACGTACCCGATCCTGCACCTCGTATATACTGGATCCAGCTACGAAGGAAGCTCCAAGACCTACTCATTCGAGGTCTACATCCTTGACAACCCGCCCAACAGCGCAGCCAAAGTGGACTTTCAAAAGGGTGCCATCACAAACGCCGAACAAGTAGCCGAAGACATCTTGGCCGATATGGAGCGCGGTGGGGAGGTGTTCACCTTTGCCCATCGCTTCGACGTCGCCAGCGCCTCCACTGTCCCCCTTGAGGAGGAAGGGAGCAACGTACTGTCCGGCGTCCTCTTGAATCTTTCCGTGACCGTCGGTTACGAACACAACTCTTGCATTTCACCACTCACATGAACAACTGGAAACTACGCTCAACCATCACGGGCCAAGACGGAATGGACTTCGTTGAAGTCAACGGCCACCTCGCCAGCTTAGACGACCCCGAAGATACCTTGGTGCAAATTGTGCCATTCGGCGACAAGTTTGCCCGCCCTTTGCGCACAACGGCAACCGACCACTTCGGCCCGGTGAATAACCAAGTGCCCGGCATTTGCAACGGCACCTTCACCCATACGGGCGCAGGCTCTGCGACTGTGTCGTCTACTACGCTGACAGGCGAAGGTTCCGGGGCCAATTTTACATATACGTTCCTTGCCGACGGCACGCTCTCGACCATTGTGGCGGTGTCACAGGGAAGCGGCTACCTTGTAGGCGACAAGATTCGCATCACAACGAGCTCGTCGCATGGTTCACAGGTCATTGAGTTCCGCTTGGTCGATGGGTCCAACGCTACTCTCTATACAATTCGACTTGTTCACGACCAAGGCGTGTTGCCTTACGCGGTCCACAAGGTAAAAATCACAGAAACCAGCGACCACACCATTCAGGTGCTCGACTACCGGAGCTCGCAGGTGTTCCCACGGCCACAGGACAAGCTCCTCGACAAGTACCCCAACGCGGCGGCGGCCTACGGCTTGCGCAAGTTGCGTTCGGCCTACCTCGGCCCTGCTATACAAGTAAGGCGGGCAAGTGACAACGCATCGAAGGACATATACTTCGATTCACAAGGCAACCTTGACACAGCCGACTTGGTGGCGTTTGCAGGTGGGTCTTCGTTTATCCGCACTTTCTATGACCAGTCGGGCAACGGCAACGACGCACTACAAACAGCGGCGGCACTTCAACCACGCATCTCGAAATTAGACGGTTCGCTTGTCACGGTCAACGGCAAGCCCGCCCTTGACTTCGACGGAAGCAACGACAAGTTCAGCATTGACAGCGCCGACCTCTACGGGCAAGACCGCCTCGACGCATATATGCACTACCAAACGACGGACACGGCGCACATCCTGTTTTCCGACCCCGACAGCGACGCCCGGTGTAGCTTCGTCATGGACGACGGGAGCACGTCGACGACGTTGGAACTGAACTACGACATCGACGGGACAGTGCCCGAGATGTACATAAACGGAGTGAAGGCGGCAATCACGGACGGTACCACAACTAGGGGTGACTTGCATGAAATGGTGGTCGACAATGGGGCCGCCCATTCCAACGGGGCAGTGGTTGTCCATGAGGCGGCAGGCACGCAGGGCTGGACGGACTTTGGGATTAGCACCTACGGGTCTGTTTTCCCATTTGACGGCAAGCTGACCGAGATCGTGC